ATGGTTGATATTAACGCCGGGAAAGAAGAAGCAGAGCGGGAAGCCCTGAAGCAGGAGCGGGATAAGAAGCTAGAAGAACAGCAATATCAAATCCAGCTCGCGGTCGATACGTTCCAAAACATCACATCGGCGATCAGCGACGGCGTTTCCGCTGGCGTCGATATTATGTCAGCCGTGTTCGTTGATTTCTTTAGCGGGGCATTTATCAATCAGTTGGCAGATGGATTGTTTGCCGTACTGAACGCGCCGAAGGCATTCATCGAAGCGTTGTCAAACCTCGATGGGATGCTCGGCCAGATGCTCGAAGACCTCGACAAGGGGCTGTTTAGGGTCGTAGATCGCATCCCTGAATTGCTCTCGTCCGTCTTGCAGCGGTTGCCTATTTTGATTTCAAAAATTTTCGGCACCGTGTTGCCAAAAATGGCAAAGACGCTCGCCCGCGTCCTGCCGGGGCTGGTGGATTCCCTCTTAAAAATGGTTCCGAAAATTTTCGCTCAGATCCCGAAGATCCTAAAACCGCTCATCAAAGCGATTCCCGCAATCGTATGGGCGATTTTGAAAAACCTTCCCGACATCATCCGCTCGGGCTTGTTGATGATCGGCGAAGTGATCGCGGAAATCGTCAAGGTACTTCCCGACGTGTTGGTTAGCATCCTTGATAACTTGGACGAGATAATTCTCGCCCTCGTCGAAGGATTTGCCGCGGCCTCGTCTGTCATCATCGAAGCCCTGATCGACAGCCTTCTGATCGAGGGCGGGCTAGAGCGGATCATCAAGGCGTTGATTTTAGCGATGCCACGCATCGCCCAGGCGCTCGTCGTCGGGATGTACCACGCCATGTTGACGATCGTTGGTGCGGTGGGAGATGGCATTGCCAGGGGATTCCGCGAGGCGATGAAGGATTGGTGGATTCCGGCGCGAATCGTCAACCCAGAGTGGCTTAACGCCCTGCGGATTCCGACGCCAGAGTGGATGGATCCATTTATCAAGGCCATCAGGGAGTTTGTAAACTTCTCGCCCGGTGGAGTGTTGACCAACGCTGCATCCGGCGGCGGCATTGTTCCCGATTGGGTTCCGGTCGTCGGAGGATATGCGACGGGCGGCGTCGTTCCGGGCGGATTTGCTAACGACTCTTTCCCTGCCAGATTGACCTCTGGCGAAATGATCATTCCCAGAGGTGACGTTGATCGGCTGTCTGCATTTCTCGACAAGGCTGAACGCGAACGAGGGGTAAGCGTCCAGCCAAGCCAGCCGGGGAATAACGGGCCGATCAACGTCGTTTTGAAAGTCGGCGAACGCGAATTGTCCCGCGTGTTGATTGACCTCAACCGCCTCGGCTATAGGACGGCTTGACATGAGCAAGGCAAGAATCCTCAACAATAATTGGATCGACACCGAAACGCTCACTAGCTACACCAAAAGCTCGGAGTTGACCGACTTTCCGGCGACAAACATTTACAACTACGAACGCCGGTCGAAGGTTTGGCGGTCTGCCGGTTATTGGAATATCACCGCATCAAACAACAAGATCGTTTTCAGGGAAGCGGGGACGACCGACCTCACGGCAACGATTGCCGTGGCCGAGTACACCACTACGGCGTCGTTTCTCGCAGCAATCAAGACGGCGCTTGATGCTGCCGGGGCGTCTACCTATACCGTCGCACAAGACACGACGACGCTCAAAATCAAGATCACCGCTGTTCTTGGTGGCGGGGCGTCTAAACTCGATCTCATGTGGACGGATGCAAACTCGACGGCGGCCACGACGCTTGGGTTTTCCACGGCGGCGGACGACACGGGCGCCCTGACATATACCGCCGACACGTTGAAAATTCACACGTCGGAATGGCTGCGATGGGATTTAGGCACTAGCGGAAATCCTAACGCCTTCGTTTTGATCGGCCCTCGAGACAAAGCCATTACGCTGACATCCGGTGCGGTGGTAAAGCTCCAGGGAAACAGCAGCGACTCGTGGGCTAGTCCAGCCTATGAAAAGACGCTAACGCTCGACGACAGGGCGATTATCGAAACATCGACGAGCGGCCTTCACTCGTCGGCGCTCCGCTACTGGCGTCTGGAAATTACCGATGCCAGTAATCCGCTCGGCTATGTCGAGATCGGCGTGGTTTACCTTGGCGCATACTTCGAGCCTACGAGGGGGGCCGTTCAATTTCCGTTCGGCGCCGATTATGTTGACCATACGGAAATGTCGAGATCAGAGGGCGGCCAGACATTCGCCGACATCAAGGCAAAGACGATGGATCTTGCGCCTGAATGGTTCGGCTTGACGATTGCAGAAAAAGAAACCATCGACGATCATTTCGAGGAAGTTGGCATCGGTAGGCCGTGGTTTATCCAGCTAGACCCGGATTTGGTCTACTCGACAAGCCAAGGCATCTACACTCGATATGTCAAGTTCACGTCGGCGCCCGGTTATACGCTGGTTGCCCCTGGCGTGTTCTCAATGGATATGACGTTGCGCGAGGATTTATGACGTTGCGGGTTTGGGGAAATAGCTACGCTACGGGCGAGAACTCGACGACGGCAGTTTTCCAGCCGTTCGTCTTTCAAAAAAACCTGCTCTTGAAAGCGGTAAAGCCGTCGATCATTTTGATCGGAAGCCCTACGCTCACGGCCATGAGCGCCAAGATTTATGCGAATGACGTGCAGACAAATGCACCAGGTGTGTTGCTCGCCACGTCGGACAACACACAGTTGAAGGCCGACATCACATCAGAGGACAACGCCTTTAAGCAAATCTGGTTTGATTTTTCTCCAGAGGTATCAATCCGCGCTGGCGACACCTATCATGTCGTCTTGAACTGGACGGGAGCCTATACGTTTGCCGATGATTCTCATGTTGCCTGGGCAAAGGATTTCCCGCAGCCTATCAACCCAGAGGGATATACGCCGGATATGATCACCATAGGCGTTTGTCCGTATGCGGTAGAGTTTTTCACGACGGAGTTGTATTGATGCCGACCTATGCCGATCTCATCAAACGGGAAAACTGCGAAAGCAATTTCCTCGTTGTCATCAAACGCCGATACTTGCTTACTGATTGGGTTCTAATCACGGCAAACAAGCACTACCATTCATTCACCGATGGCATTCCGCGCTCGATCTTCGACGAGCAAAGCAGGACATTTGCCACCGAGGTCGCCCCCGCTGATTGGAATACCGGCGGCGAGTGGTATTACGACTCATCGACTCAGCACATTTACTGGATTACGCCATTCAGCGCACTTTCATATGACATCAACGACGCCGCAGCCACGACGACCATCGAGTTTTACGCAGCCACGTCCGACATAGTAGCGGGGCGAATCCCGACCGACGCTTCGAGTGACAAGAAGTTGTTTGAGGGAAGATTGCGAAACGCGCCAACGGTCAAGGCCGACGTGGAGGATAGCGAACTAGGCATCGTCAACACGACGGCTACATCCATCTCGCTCGATAATAGCGATGGATGGCTAAATCCCTGGATGCATGAGGGGTCGTTTTCAAAGGCCGATATTGACATCTACCACCAGGCCGGAAAAGGAACCGATGCAAAGACGACGTGCATCTTCAAAGGCTATATTTCCGAGGTGACGTGGGAGCAATCGACCATTGATTTCACCTTACGAGATCGAAACGAGATCCTCGGAAACGAGTTCAGAAACTATGACGTTTCTGTTGGCCTCAAGTCAATCATGACGCCGCCCTATTGGACGGATCCAGAGTTGGTGGCATTTTGGAACGATGACATGATCTCCGGCATCTCGCTCGATCCGATGAAACTAAACACGCCGCTTCGTCACGTCTACGGCAAGCGCAACGGCGTCGTTCCAGTAAACCTCGAGTATGTCCAATCAAGCCCTACAACAAGCGATAATCGCTATTGGGCGGTTTGTGTTGGCGACGAGCCGGACGCGAACATCACGCGCTCATACGTCAGCCAGACTACCGGCAAGGTGACGCTAGATGATATCACCGGCATTGAGGTAGGCGACACCATCTGCCTTCATACGTCTGGCGATTATCCGCCCGCGCTTGTGCCGGGATATGGGTTCAAAGTGACGGCGCTCTACCCGGCGACAAACCAGCTTGGACACGCCGGCACGACGCTCTCGCTTCCTGGTGGCACGGTAAAAGCTCGGCGTAGCGCCGTGGCTTCCGTATCGTGGATTGGCCCGGACGGTGCGGTGAATGAGTTGATAGACGGGAAACACTACTCATACGCCGAAGATACCGACTTGATTTATACGTCGAGCGGGCAGATTTACAAAATGATCGGATTCAAGCTCAACGCCGACTTTGAAACCGACATTTATGGCTCAATCGGCGTGCGCGTGGCGCTGGCACCGTCCGACAAAATATGGTGTACCGTCTATGGAATGCAGCCGGATTTTTCAATCGACGGCGTAGCGGTGCCGACCGCTGACAACGGATCGTTGGAGAATGGCGTGGCCATGATCTACGACCTATTGATCAAGGCCGGATATTCTGAAAGCGATATTGACGTTGATACATTCAACGACCTCATCAGCGACCTCGAGCAACCGTGTGGGCTACTGATCCCAGAGAAGACGGGCGAGGGATTCCCGACCTATAGGGACTTGATCGGTCGCCTTCTGAAGAGCCTCGGCCTACGGATGTTGATTGATTCCAACGGCCTTTGGACGCTCAAGAAGATCGCGCCGACAGGAACGCCTGATTATGTCATCACAGACAAAGACATCATGAACGGATCGGTGTCGATTAGGTACGACTACGGAGACGTGAAGAACGTCGTCGCGGTTGGATACGATGGCCGTGAGATTGGCATTGACGGCTTCGAGGATCGAAATTACAGGTACGCGCAAAAGTCATACAATACGACCAAGGGGCTGAATCGCGTGCAGTCGCAAATGAGCGCAAATTCTGCGTTAAAGAATTGGGATGACGCCTCGGCGCTTGCAGAGCATTTGGCCTTTCAATTCGGTGAGCGACGGGCGTTGATGTCCGTAGGCGTCCATAACGAGCTGATGCAAGCAGAGATCGGCGACGTAGTGCGGGTGACGCGAGATAAATTGCCTGGGTATGAATACGTCCCAGGAACAGAGCGCACCAGAGACATGGTTATCGTAGGAATTTCGAAGACCATCGGCGGCGTCGATTTGGTTTTGGACGATCAAAAAGGAATCGAAGACAACGAGGGGGATTGGTAGAATGGCTATCAGAGAATATGCGTTTAATGTCGGCGTTGAAACTTCTGAACTTCCATCTACAACCGATCCCAGCTCCGATTCTGATCTTGTCAGCAAGGGATATGCAGACAAGCACTATATGGAAGGGCGATTGTCTGTTGCTGACGTTACAGCTTTGAAGGCCGTAGCTGCTGCAGACCGCACGGACGGCATGGTGTGTTTAGTCGAATCCGTTAGACAACTATACTCATTCGACGCCGATTCATCTGAATCCGGGGATGATGATTTGATCGTTCAGCCGTCGGCTGGTACTGGTCGATGGTATAAATTGTCGTCGGCGTCAACGGGGTCAGGAAGCGGCGAACTGAATTACGTCGAAAACCCCAGCGCAGCTAGTTCGATCACCGGATGGGCTAATGTTGGTGATCTTGATGTAGCAAGGACGACTACCGCGGCCCAACTTCCGAGGGAAAACACAACGGCTACTGGTATTTTGATCACAGCCGATGCAAATACTCAGAGCGTTGCGGATTACGTTTATTATGATTTTACTCTTGATGATGTTGACCTCAACCGACTTCTGAAGATTGAATTTGATCAGAAGGTAATTGGAACCTATACGGCAGGACAACTTGCTGTCGTAATTACAACCCAGGCTGACCGCACGACGGCTGTTGCAACGCCTTCAGTTACGGCGATCCCTGCATCTGACGGGACATTTGGCGCTACGTTCATGACTGATTCGACGGCAGCGCTTTCTCTCGTTATCAGAGCAACAGGAGATATGACGACTGGCGACGGCATCTGCATCTCGAACGTGATCGTCGGCCCCGGACAGTTGATTCAAGGCGTTGCGGTTGGGGATTGGACTAGCTATACGCCTACATGGTCTGGCGGCAGTCCTGCTATCGGTAACGGAACTCTTGCGGGAAAATATCGCAGGGTCGGAGACTCCGTAGAAGTTGAGATCACTCTAAACAGCGGAACCTCCACGACTTGGGGAGATTCTACTAACTGGCAGTTTTCGATCCCCACCGGATTGACGATCAACACTTCTAAACTTGATTCTACCAATGGTAAGTTTGGAAGTGCTGGAGCGATTGTTACAGGATCAGGAAACACTTATCACGGTCTTTGCTATTACGCCTCATCGAATACGATTAGCATCGCCACAAGTGAGGCCGGAACGGCTCAAGCTGGTTGGGACAGCACGCATCCGGCGACTTGGACGGGTTCAACAGCTAACCAAGGCTTGAACATTTCATTCACCGTCCCCGTGAACGAATGGTCATCCAACATCTACCTCGGTTCCGGCGCGGATTCGACGAGTGTGCTGGATTGGACGAGTTACACCTATTCAACTCCAAGTTGGCTTACTCTAGGAACATCGCCGATTCAGACCAGCCACTATAGACGAGTTGGTGATTCGGTCGAAGTCAGAATTCATATCCAGCTTGGAACCAGCACCGGAAACATTACTGATACGATTGATCCTAGCGATCTTCTTCCTTCTGGAATTGCGATTGACACATCTAAAGTCGGCGATGAACAGATCATTGGATTTGTTGAGTGCAATGACCAAGGAACGGGGTATTTTACCGGCACAGTCAGCTATCAGGGCGCGACTGATTTTCGGGTTAGGATTCATGGTACATCGGCTTCTGCTGGTGCTACCGTCCCGTTTGATTGGACTGCGAGTGACGAGCTAAACATTTTCATGAAGTTTCCTGTCTCCGGTTGGACAGCCCAAGACTACCTTGGGAAGATGTTGACAGGCTTCGCTACTGCTGGCGTAGGCCGCAGCGGGTTGGTCAACAACGACTCTAGCAATACTGGTGGGACTCCGATTAAGGGAAGGACGGATGGCGGTGTCTCTAGCTCCGGGTATATTGGGGAGTTGTTTGGAACGCTGCGAAGTGGAACGGACGGGCTGACATACTCAACTAGATCAACTACCGCATACACTTCTTCTAACCAGACTTTAGTAAGCCTATCACTTAACAAAGGCATCTATTTGGTTTCGGCAAAAACATCTGTTTACCATTCTGATGCAGCTCTTAGAGCGTGGCAGGTTGATTTTCACGTTGGCGGAACATCTGTTATAGCAACGATTTCGGCGCCGGATCTTGAGCAAGGTCAATTTGGAATGTGGACAGTATCTATTCCGGTTGTGATTACTTCTGACTCGACTGCGGTGTCGCTTTACGGAAGAATTGCGTCATTGAGCGGATCATCTTCAGGATCAAATCACGAGTTGTGGGCGGTGAGAATTGCATGACCTCCTTTGACCAAAAGATCGGCGGGACGATGTTCACAGCGCGTGTTGTGTCTTTAATTTACATTCTCATCTTGGCATTCGGTTGTGGGCACCGACAAAAAGAACGGGAAAGGGATGATATTTCAGAAGCCCAAGAGATTCGGGACAAATCATGCGCTACATTTGACATCAATAAAACACCACGATGCGACCGGCTCACATTTGCTGCCATCGTAGCGGCTTATTGCCCAGAGAAGCGGTCGATTGCCGCCTACTACAGAGATGGGATGTGGCATCGAGACTTGAAGGCGTGCTATCCGAACGAATCGAAATCGGAGTGTTCACGCGATAGCTACCTGTCAGTCATTCATTACGCGCTCGAAAAGAAAAAACCATCTATCTTGGAGCAAATGCACGACGATCTCGCGCCGAGAAACTGGAAGTGTGGGCCGGGGCCGTCTGGCGTGACCAGCGTTTTCGCCTTCAAAAATCTGATCGCAAACGCGGCGGATTCGCTTTTGGTCGTCAGCGGATCAGATGGGGCGGCGCTTGATAGCGTCCTAGAGAACTTCCGTGGTCATCTTCTGGCAATGTACCTTTGGGCGGATGTCAAAGCAGGAAATGCTCAAACTATGGTGGATCAGTATTTAGTCAACAGGCTTCGGCGAGAACTCCCAGAGTCGCCGCTCTATGAAGCGCTCTATCAGAGGTTCCACCGCCAGGAATACGACCGCGCCTTGACGTTGTTGGCCGAAATGGACGATGCTAGTGATTGGTGGGGATCAGCGCCAAATGCAGCATATATCGCCGCGACGGTGGCGATCATGGAAGGTCGATGATGGCGGTAGAGATTACGGCGGCGGTAGCGATTTGGGGCGCCTGGGAAGCCCTCAAGGTCACGGGCGCCGCCGAGGCAATCGTCGCCCGAATGCTCGGCAAAGACAGCTCGGGACTTTCCCAGGAAGAAACGAGAGCCATGTCCGATCATTTTGAATCCTGCCGCAGGTGCCAGCACGATCAGGAGCGCCAGGTCGAATTACTCCAGAAGATTGCCGACAATACCATCGAGATTAGGGCGCATTTGACGCGCCCGAGATAGGTGGCGTATGCTTCGCTTTATCATGTCGCTCTTAGTTCGTAGTGCGATCTGGCGGGCGTTTGCGAGAAAATACCTAGCCTATTTTTCTACGAGGGTTTGGGGTTGGCCGAAGCTGCCAATGAGCCGCTATTTTTTGATGCGGCGAATGGCCGCCGAAAAGGCCGGCGAGTATGGTTTCCTGGCGTTTGTCTCTGTGGATAAACACGTTTTGAACTACAGGCTAAACCATGCGTTGACGGGATGCCGTTGGGGTCATGCGGGCCTAGTCTATGTCGGAGCCTCTGGAGAACTTCAGGTTCTCCATATGCAAAATAGCGGCCTCGAGGATGACTACTTAGTAAACGTCATGCGCGAGAATGATGGCATGGCGTTGTTGTGGTTTCCGTTGAGAAACGCCGAAGCCTACGCCTCGTTTTGGGTTAGAGTGGCCGAGATCAAAGCGCGACGGGACGAGATCGAATACGATTATCAACTAGATTTGAACGGAAAAAAGACCGATCTTTATTGCAGCGAACTGCTCTATGTATTGGCCTCTGGCTTGACGGTTGACGATCTTCGCCCGTCGAAGACGCACGGCATCACGGCCTTCACGCCAGATGATCTTTATTACGCTGGTCGCGTCATGTTCGATGAGATATACTAATCCCAAACCCTTGCAAGGAGGTTATGCGATGGATACCAAGAACACGATGGAAGTTCTCGACTCGGCCCTGGTGTTGGTGGAACAGTATAAAGCGGCGATGGCCAACGGACAGATTGACGTTTTCGACATCCCGAAGCTCGTCCCCGTCATGAAGGCGATCCGCAGCGCCGTCGAGGGCGGCTCGCTGATTCCCTCCGAACTCAAGGAACTCGATGACCAGGAGATCGAGGCGCTGTTTGCCAAGATTACTGAAGTCGTTGACGCCATCATCTCGTTGGTGACGAAATAATGTGGCAGGTCGTTTTTTGGTGGCTTTTGAAAGTCATCGGCCCATGGGTGATCGAGAAGATCATCGACTGGATTTGGGGCGAGATCACCGGCACCGTTAGCGGAGATGTCCCAAGTGAAGTCAGGTCGGAGCCGAGGGCGGCCAGAGCCATTAGGCGCATCTTGTCTAACGAGGCAAAGCGTGAACAACGCTACCGCGCCATGAAGGACGAGATTGCGCGGGCCAAAAAAAAGGGCTATGCTCGTTTGTGATTCACTTCCCAAGTGAGAGCCTCAGCACGCTGCCGCTTAGTTATGTACTAGGCGGCATTTTTCTTGTCAGGGGGCGCCGTGAATAATGAGATGCTTAAACTCTACGCGATGTCATTTGTCGGTCAGCGATACAAATGGGGCGGCGATGATCCAATGGCCGGTTGGGATTGCAGCGGCCTTGTGCAGGAGTTGTTGGCGGCGATGGGGAAAGACCCTCCTGGTGATCAGACGGCGCAGCAGTTGTTTGAGTATTTCAGCGACTCGCTTCGCGGATGGCGCGACCATGCAGAGCCGGGAGCGCTGGTCTTCTACGGCAGATCCGATGCCGACATTACACACGTCGCCATGCTCATTGATCGGGACACGATAATCGAAGCCGGGGGCGGCGGGCCAGATGTCTCGGATCTCGAGGCGGCAATCCTCAAGAATGCATATATCCGATGCCGGAAAGCGGCGCACCGCAAAGACTTGGTGGCAGTAATTTATCCTTTATAAATTCAGCTAGACTACGCCAGACGACCGTTATATGGTTCCTCCACAACATACTTTGGAGGTGATGACATGCGTCATAAAGCGGTAAAACTGGTGTCAACGGGCAACCTCGATCATGTCGATTGGCTGGCATGGCGAAAGAAGGGCGTCGGCAGTAGCGATATTGCAGCGGCCCTTGGAGAAAATCCCTGGCGCGGGCGTTTGTCTCTCTGGAAGGAAAAGCTAGGACTTTGGGAGCCAGAGTTCTCCGAGGACGTGCGGCGCCGGATGGATCTTGGTAAGGCGATGGAACCGATCATCGCTGCGGAGTTCATCAAGGACTTTCCAGAAATGACGTTCGAGCGAGTAAACTTCATCCTCCAGCACCCGCGCCACGCATGGGCGCTTGCTAACCTGGATGGAGTAGTTAGACAGCCATTGCAGGAACCAGAAGTGATTGAGATGAAGAACGTGCGGGAAGCGTCGTTCGATTCGTGGCGCGGAATGATCCCGCGTCATTATTATCTTCAGGTTCAGCACCAGCTATTTGTCACCGGCTACAAAACAGCCTGGTTTGTTGTAATGCGCGGCGGTGACAGCATTCATAGCTGGCGCATCGCCAGGGATGAAGAGGCTATCGAGAAGATCGAGCGCGAGGGAGCATGGTTCTGGGCGGCGGTGGTAGGAAAAAGAGAGCCTACGCCATCGGCAGCCGACAAGGGGCTGGTCGAACAAACGCACAAGGTCGCTAATGAATCATCGGTCGAAATACCGGCATCAATCATAAGTTCGCTGCGCGATGCCCTCAAACTGGAGGATATGGCATCGGGGCGCGTGGAAGAACTCAAGACACAAATCAAGGCTCTTATGGGAGATTGTGTCGCGGCGACGGTTGACGGAGAAAAGGTCTGCACATGGGGCAACGTCAGGGGCCGAGAGGTCTTTGATCAAAAGCGTTTTCAACGCGACCAGCCAGAGGTATATAAGTCTTACATCAGCGCCGGTAGCGGCTACCGAGTGTTTAAGATGGCTAACAACAACAAGGGGGAGTGAAATGGATAACAGTTTGATGATTCGTGATGCGGCAACCGGGATTTCCAAAGCCGATGAGTTCAGCAGGGAGCGTCTGGATCTGATCAAGCGCACGTTCTGCAAGGGGGCGACGGACGACGAGTTCCAGTTGTTCGCCGCCGTCTGCAAGCGCACCGGACTATCGCCGGAAGCCCGCCAAGTCTACGCCGTGAAGCGGTTGGACTCGAAAGAAAACAGAGAGGTCATGTCGATCCAAACTTCCATCGACGGCTTCCGCCTGATCGCGGAACGCACCGGGAAATACGCTGGCCAGATTGGCCCGTTTTGGTGCGGTGAAGACGGGAAATGGGTTGACGTTTGGCTGGCGAAGGTTCCGCCGGTCGCGGCAAAGGTCGGCGTGATTCGCACCGACTTCAAAGAGCCGTTGTTTGCCGTGGCTCGATTCGACTCCTACGCCCAGCGGATGAAAAGCGGAGAACTGACGCGGTTCTGGGCTTCGATGCCTGACCTCATGATCGGCAAGGTTGCCGAAAGCCTCGCGCTGCGCCGGGGATTCCCGCAGGAGCTTTCCGGCCTTTATACTGGCGAGGAAATGGCGCAGTCCGTTAACGTCGAGGTGATGAGAGATTGCACGCCTATCGCCAAGCCAGCGCCAGAAAAAAAGGCGATTACTGATCGCCATGTGCAGATGTTGACTGCCTTCACCAAGCTCGGCGTCACAAAAGGCACAATCGAATCGTCGGTAGGATGTGAAATCGAATCGTTTACCGAGGATGACTTTGCTCGGTTGCGACAAATTTATGAAGAGATCGCTGGCGGGAAGTTGACAATCCGCCAAGCATTCGGAGACAATCAACCCTAATTTCTCCCAAAGACGGGGCCAGGGAAGGCCCTCCTTTTCATCGCAAAGGAGCGGTTCATGGCTACTGTTTTTGTCGGAATCGACCCAGGCATTACTGGCGGCATGGCCGCCGTAGATGTGCATGGGGAACTCATCGAACTCACCATGCTGCCGGTATGGAACCGGGAGCTTGATTCGACAAAGCTCTACAAGATGATCTCGGCCCTGGGAGTTAGTCGCATTTACGCCGTAGTCGAACGCGCCCAAGCGATGCCGGGGCAGGGCGTTGTGTCAATGTTCAACTACGGAAAGACCTACGGCGCGATCTTAGCCGTTGTTGATTTGCTCATCGGAGATTATTCCGAGGTCGGGCCGAGGACGTGGCAGAAAGAAATGTTCGCTCCTGGCACCGACGACGGGCCGAAGACAAAGAGCGCCACCGCCGCCACTCAATTATGGCCAGATTGGGACTTTCGCAAATCGAAACGATGCTCAGTCATTCATTCCGGCCTTACGGACGCTGCGCTGATCGCTGAGTTTGCTAGGCGGCAGTATTTTGGGGGCAACAAATGAATTTCTTGCTAGGCACCATTTGCGGTGCCGTCATTGGGGCGATGCTTGTATCTGTGACGTTTGCCAAAACACAACGGCAATTCGAATCAGGTACATTCACCAAACTACAAATTTGCAAAACCACGCTAGACGAGGCAATCAATGGACTGCACCAATACGAACGAGTCGTTAGAGAACTCACCAAATCAAAGTGAGCTGCTTTGCCCGCATGGGATTGATCGGTTTTCCGACGTATGCGAAGACTGCTTTTTAGCTCGATGTTTCGAGCAGTTCAAAGATCAGATGATAGAAGAAATCCCATTTTGAAAAATGAAATGAGGAAAAATGACAATACTCGCATGGCACTTTATTAGTGCTAACAAGAAACTTCGCTTTGAACCGTTTTCGGAAATAAAGGTTGGTGAAACGCTCACGCATACCGGAGAACTATCGCTATACCGTAGTGGTCTTCACGCCTCTATTAAACCAATTGACGCGCTTTCATTTGTGAGTTGGCCAGACGCGATTATCTGCCGAGTTAAGTTGTCGGGGGAGATCGTTCATGGATCGGACAAACTAGTTGCATCGGAGCGAACTGTTCTTTGGATGGCTCCTGCTGATGATATACTTCGCGAGTTCGCTTGCTGCTGTGCGGAAGATGTTTTGCATTTGGCAGACGATAAGAGATCGAACGCAGCAGTTGAAGCTATGCGGCGCTTCCAAATAGGAGCGATTACGTCCGATGAATTGTCCGCAGCTATGGCCGCAGCTAGGGACGCAGCTAGGGCCGCAGCTAGGGACGCAGCTAGGGACGCAGCTTGGGACGCAGCTGGGGCCGCAGCTAGGGACGCAGCTTGGGACGCAGCTGGGGCCGCAGCTAGGGACGCAGCTGGGGCCGCAGCTTGGGCCGCAGCTTGGGCCGCAGCTGGGGCCGCAGCTGGGGACGCAGCTGGGGCCGCAGCTGGGGCCGCAGCTGGGGACGCAGCTTGGGACGCAGCTGGGGCCGCAGCTAGGGCCGCAGCTTGGGACGCAGCTGGGGCCGCAGCTAGGGACGCAGCTGGGGCCGCAGCTTGGGACGCACAAAACAATCTTCTTGAGCAGATGTTTTTCGACGCAGCGACATTTCACGATATTGATTGGGAGAAATACGAATGAAATTCCACGAAGCCCTGAAGCATATGCAGGAAGATGGGTGGGAGTGTAGGTTGGTAGGTTATCAACCAACCTACAGGTGGTTAGATGGAGGATTTGTGAGCGGGTCAAATCCAAACTACATCAATAGCTCGATGATGGCTGGAGAATGGGAACAAGTCGAACCTCCGAAGCAAAAGCGGAAGGTGACGTTGTACGGCAGCGTTCGCAAGCAGGATGGAGTTTATTATATCGCTGGAATCTTCAGCTCGCAGAAGACTGTCGGACAGGGAATAGCGCCCCATCTTGGGTGGGCTGAGATAGAGGTGGAAGTAGATGAATGACTTAAAACCATGCCCGTTTTGCTATCCCGGAACCGTGGTCAGAATGGTCGCCACAATCCACGAGCCTTCAGATCAAGTTGTCTGTGAAAACTGCGGTGAAATCGTGGACCTTGAAACGTGGAACTTTCGCCCAATCGAGGACTCCTTGCGCGCCGAAATCGCCACGCTCAAGGCGCGGCTGGCGGTGTTTGAGGAGGGAATGCCACACAAGAATGACATTGAGCAATCTGTTTATGAGATCTGGGAGGAATATCTAGCTGGATCCCACGCCGAGGACGTACCCCACGTTTTTGTTGTTCGCGATTGGTTGATGAAAATCGCCGCGTCGAGAGGGGAGGGGTGATGGGCGATTCACCGATATTTGATTCATTCGATGATTTCGACTGTGAGTGGGGTGCCGATTCTATGAATTACGCTGTAAAGGTTTACTCGGATTCAACTGGCGTCACTCTGCTGATAGCGCAGCCAAGAAAAACACGAATCGTGGAGGTAGTCATAAACGACTCGTTAGCGATGCAAAAACTTGGGTCGTTTCTGCGTAGGAGTCTGGTTATCATGGCAGAAAATTTTGGTGAATCAATTGCGTTTGTGGAGACTAGGAAATGACCTTCACCGACGACGATCTTGAGCAAGCATCATACTGGACAAAGCACATGGGCATTGAGCAGGGGATGTACTACCTCCTGCTCCAGCTTGTGGAGCGCGACGAGTGTATCTGCCCGTTTTCAGATTGCCCGGTGCATGAGTGGGAGGGGGAGGGATGATCTCACTTTCGGATCTACAAAGCAGAGCAGAAAGGTTGGCGAAAAATCTTCCAGCACCAAATCCACGCACAAGGGAATTTTACGAGGCTTTAGACGCTTTCCATTTTGCGGTGAAACCAAGCGTGATCCTCAAACTCATCGCCGTAGCGCGGGCTGCTGACGCCTGCTTAAGCAGCGTAGACTTCATGACGAATATTGACAGACTCTCATCTGCATTAGACGCGCTTGGTGACTACTGTTTCGTCCAAACCCATCTGATAACCTCTGATAAGACGAGGAAAGGTTGAGGATCAAATGGAAATCAGGCGAGAGGGAAGAATGAATTCATGTCCATTTTGTGGAGGAAAAGTTATCCTGATTCTCAAAGATCAATACGGACGCCGCCAATGCGCGGAATGCACATCAGAGGCGGACGCCTACTGGTGGGGAAAGGCTGCATCGAAGCGCGAAGTCGATAAGATGCGGGAAGTCATCGAGGCCGCAATTGAAGTTGCCTACGATCCGGGCCGCCAGCCGAATCTTGTATTGACTCTGATCGACCTTGGATTTATCAACCTGCGTCCAAGCGAGGTCGAAGGTGTCGATTAAAAAGACCGTCGAGCAAATTTACAATCTGATGATTGACGGCAAGTGGAGAACGCTGGCGCAAATCGCAACAGGCATCGGCGTGCGCGATACTCATTATGTTTCCTCGATGCTAACGACGCTGAAAAAGGAGCGCAACGTATCAATTTACAGGCGCCGATTCGATTCAGCTACGAACGGAATTTACGAGTATTCGATGTCAGACGAGTTAACGCCGCACAAATGCCCGTTTTGTGCATCGTCGTCCGTGATGGTGAACGAATTACGATGCGTGTTTTCTGTTTGCTGTACGGCGTGTGATGCGGAGGGGCCGTCATCAGATACGAACGAAAATGCGATTCTCGCCTGGAATACTAGGCTGCGTGCGTAAGTCTGAATTAAAAAAGCCGGGTCGCTCCCGGCTTTTTTCTTCCGCTTAAAGGAATCAGCCAGGATTACATCCGCCGCCATCGCAGCCGCCGTCGCAGCCGCCGTCGCAGCCGCCGTCGCAGCCGCCACAATCGCAGCCGCCGTCGCAGCCGCCACAATCGCAGCCGCCGTCGCAGCCATCGCAGTCACCACAATCGCAATCGCAATCGCAGTCGCAATCGCAATCAGAGGTAAACGCGGCGGCGGTCATCGGAGACATAGCAACGAACATTGCGAGCATCATGGCTTTCATCGTTCCTCCTGGTTTAGTCGAACAGGTTTTTGATCCAGCGCCAAAAGGTACAAGGTTCACACGGCTCCGGGTTTGGGCCGGGGCCAGGTGTCGGATCTGGCGTCGGAGTCGGATCGGGCTGGTTGTCGTGCGGGATCGGGCCGAACACGTCGATATAGGTCGCCGCGTAGCCGATCTTTTTCGATCCGTAGGCGATCCGCATATAGCCTGATTCGCCCCACGATGCGCTCCACGAGTTACGCATGATCCAATGCGGGGGCTGCGCCGTGTCGTCCCATCCGACGAGGTTGACGGCGTGATTGATGGCGCCGCTTGTCGCCGAATTGTAGATACCGCTCGAGTAGCTGCCAAAGTCGCCGGTCGCGCTGACTGCTACCGACACGGGGCCGTAGGTGTAGATGGCCCGTTTGATGTCTTCGACGCCGGCGACACCGTTGGCGAGTTCTCGGTAAGAAACGATCTTGTCTCCGTGGGGAAGAGATGCAGGGCAGCTAAGATCCTGCGCCTTGTAGGGGAAGACAGACTCTTGAACATCGCCTTCGGCTTTCACCAACTCGAACCCCGTATGAAACCAGCCGCCTTGGCAACCGTAGCTCTTTTTGTCGCAGGACACGAGATGCTGTTCGCTGAGATCCTGGACGCCTTTGCCGTGGAGCGCCAGCACGTCCGACATCGTGGCATAGGCTGAGAACGCCCAGCACGACCCGCAATTGCCCTGGTTTCGGATCGGCCCGATGCCGCCGTTATGCTCGCGCCAATCCCATTTTTTCGGAAGCTCGCCGCGGTAGAAATAGGCGTCCTTCGGAGCCGGGGCGCGGCGGGATTCCCAATCGCTGGGGATCACGAGGCCAGTCGCGTATTCGTCGCCGCGAAAGCCCTCCTTGGTTTTGTAGGTCGGCCCATCGGCGCCGATCCAATCAGCCGCCATAGCGATAGCCGGGACAAACAGAAGCACAAACGCGATCTTTGACATAATGGCCCTCCGTTGATGTGTTATTCGATCATAGTCGTCAACGAGAAAAAATGAAGAGTATTTTTAGCAAGCGTCACAATCCGCTTTTTTTTCCAAAAAGGCCGCTATAGGCTCGATAAACTCAACCACTTTGGAGGTGATAAAATGATCACAGAACGGGAAATGCTTTCGGTCTACGACTGCGCCAAATTGATCAACTGCAATCCCATGCGGATCTACAACGCGATTTGGTCAAAGTCGCTGGCGGCGCGGCAAATCTCAAGAGCCTGGGTAATCCACCCGAACGATTTCGAAGCATATTGCCGCGAACAAAACAACGCGATTCTTGCCGAGTCTGAGGCAAAGTGCCAGCGTTATCGTGACGCCCTTAAAGCGCGAGGTATGGCCTAATGGCATACCTGGCAGATGAATTTCTTCTCGAGGGTCACGTTGAGATCATAATGGCGGCGACGGGGATGAGTAAGCGCGAGATCGTTGGCGCGTTGATATTGCTTTGGCAGACGACGCAAAAAGCAAGATTGCTAACGGTCACTTTTTCGGAATTCATCCAGTTTACCGCGTCGGATCGAACACGCAATTCAAAAAAAAAGGATGTTCTTTTTGTCCGCGCATTAGAGGCCGCTGGTCTGCTAAAAGAGGTAGGGGAAGAAAGGTTTGAAATTTCTGGAAATGCCAAGCGAATCGCAAGCAAAGATAGCATTTCGGCAAGGAATAGAGCCGCAGGTTTGGCTTCGGCTAGATCGAGGGAGGCGTCAACGACACGTCCACATGCCGTTAACAAAATGTCAACCCCTACACCTACACCTACACCTACACCTAAAGAAGAAATTAGAGATACTAACGTATCTCTCGTCGAAACTGCCGTTTCTCACCCGGCTGGCGCCGGGGACGATGGGGCCAAAAATGGGAGGTCAAAAAAAGACGGTCGTCCAATAGAGGATCTTCGGGCGCTAATGGAAATATGGAACCAGGAGCGCGGGAGACTGCCCGCAGTCAACCCGTCAAAAATATCCGTCCCACGAGCCGGCAGGATCAACGCTAGGCTCCGAGAGGAGCCGGACATGGAGAAGTGGCGGTCTGTGTTCAAAAGCGTTTCTGCGTGGCCCTGGGGGCTTGGAGACAACCCGTCAGGTTGGAAGGCCACGTTCGATTATGCGACCTCGGCTGGAATCCTCGACAAGTTCGAGGCTGGGGCTTTCAACCAGCGGGCGCCAGCTCAGAAAAAAGTAACCGACCACAGGAACTCGCTTGTCGAGTACGAATTCGTTGTGCCACAAGACCAGAACGAACATTGGACGGATGAGGCTATAGCGCGTCGTCGCGCTGCTGGGGAGAAAATATGAACCACGAGATGGAATGCGCCTTTTGCGGCTTCCCGCGACCATATCGGGAGTTCCAGTTAGGCGGGATAATCCGCCGCTACCCATCATGGGAGGGCCACGAGGCGTGCGAGGAACTCATGTTGCAGCGCCGCGAGGCCGAAGACGCGAAAGCGAAACTCGGATCGGCTGCGGCGGTGTTGGATATCGTCTTCGCCGGAAGCGGCCTCGATTGGAGGGCGTATTCTTTCGACGGCTTTAAGCTGGCGCCGGGAAATCAGGCGGCGGCAAACCGGCTCAGAGAGCATGACGGCGACGGTGTTGGTATCTATTTGTGGGGAACGCCCGGAACCGGTAAAACCCATCTAGCGGCGGCCCTCGCCCGTAGGCTGGTCGATGCAAAACGTGAAACTGAGGTTTGGTCGTCAAAGCGATTGATCGACTCGCTGATGGATTTGCAAACCAGGCTGCGCCGCATCGAACGACTGTCATCAATCCAGGCGCTTTTTATCGACGACCTAGGTGCCGAAAAACTCTCTGAATGGGCCGAGAGCCAACTCGAGGACATCATCGGCGCGAGGCTATCGCACCAAAAATTCACGGGCGTCACGTCAAACGTCGATCCGAAAAACCTCACGCTGCATTGGGGCGGGCGCCTATGCAGCCGTCTAGCATCGCTGGAGTATTTTAAGATCGTCGGGCCAGACGCAAGGATTAAGCGCCGATAATTAAGCGTTATTTCTATGCAAAACATGGCGCGTAAGGTATCAGCCAGAAAAGGACGATAATCTTCTAAGATCAAAAGGGGAGGTGCAATCATGTGCCGATGCCTAGAAATGCCAGAACTTTTGCGCCGTATCGAATGCGAGGTCGTCACGGGAGCGAACGCCCATAAGGCGGCCAATATCCGGTTCGTTCTCTACGGACGCATTGAATTGCGCCTAGCAAAAAACTGCTCGCCTGAATCGTCCAACGGCGGTTGCGTAAAATGCGCTGCCGCCGTAGAAGCGGCAAAGAAATGGATTGCGGAGTCAAAATAGTTGGGTGATGATTGCTCTAATTTACAGGAGCAATTCATGTCAAAAAAAGTCACAACGAAAGCATCCCCGCAGGTAAGAGTTTCACCGGCCATGATTGACGGAAAACGCAAAAACGTCGTCCAAATCTTCATTCCCGAAACCGACGGCCAGCCGGAGCGCATCGTCGATCAACTCGCCATCAGCGGATCTAATCTCTGGCTCAAGGTGCGGTGTCGCCGGGCGCTCAAAAAAATGATCCGTCGCTCGGAACTCGTCGGCCAGTTCATCGCCGAATTGGACGGCTCCAAATGACCGCCACCGACGATCTCGTTAGCGATGACGACAAGGACGCCGCAGAACTCCTGCGGCAAATCTCTACCGGCGGACGCGCCAAACGTGCGCCGGTGGTATGGCTCGACATAGTTGATTTCCCCGGATACAAAATCGGCTCAAACGGTTGGGTGATCTCGCTCAAACGTGACAACTGGACGGATTACCGTCGCGGCTACAAACTCAAGATCGTCACCAACAACGGCTCCGACGCCGTCATCCTAATCCGAGACAAAAAAGCGCACAAACGATCCTATCGCAAGTTGCTTTTCGAGTATTTCGGTAAAGCAGTCGCCGACAAATACGCACCAGGCAATAGGCCGCGAGATTACTGATTGACTAATTAGATTGCTTCGAGTAATCGTTTTTCACTCAAAAAAATGGGAGTGAAAATGAATTACCAGCAGTTTCTTTCGGAAAAAATTCCGGCGATCTTTCCTAGCGGATTCGATGTTCACGATGCTGAATTGAATCAAATCCTTTTTCCGTTCCAAAAAGCAATCGTCAAATGGGCGGTAAAACAAGGCCGCTGCGCTGTCTTCGCCGGAACAGGTATGGGCAAGACCGCGATGCAACTCGAGTGGTGTCGTCAGGTTCATCTTAAAACAGGCGGGAAGGTGTTAATCGTAGCGCCGCTGGCCGTTGCACAGCAGACAGTAAGAGAAGCGATAAAGTTCGGAATCGAAGAAGTTGGATATTCGAGGAAGCCAAGTGATTTGCCGATTACTATAACAAACTACCAGATGATCGAGCATTTCAACCCAGACGATTACCAAGCTGTAGTATTGGACGAGTCAAGCATCATCAAGCATCATGAAGGAAAATTTCGCCAGATGCTAACAGAGATGTTTTCGCAAACGCCATATCGTCTTTGCTGCACGGCAACGCCAGCGCCGAACGATCACATCGAGCTAGGAACACATTCCGAGTTTCTTGGCGTGATGAAGCGTCATGAGATGCTTTCCATGTATTTTGTTCATGACGGCGGATCTACCTCCGATTGGCGGTTGAAAGGCCACGCAGTTGAACCGTTCTGGAGATGGGTTTCATCATGGGCAGTCATGATAACAAAGCCGTCTGATCTAGGATTCGACGACAGCGGATTTGATCTGCCATCACTTGAAATCAAAGAACACGTTGTCGGCGGGAAGAAAACACTAGCATTGAGCGGATCACCAGTAGTCGGAGGATTAGAGGAAAGACGAGAAGCTAGATCGGCGTCGCTAGAAGCTCGATGCGCCAAGGCAGCGGAAATAATCAGCGCCGATCCAGATGAACCATGGCTAGTTTGGTGTGATCTCAATTCGGAAAGCGATATGCTCAGAAAACTGATCGAAGGATCAACCGAGATTAAAGGCTCGGACTTACCGGACGAGAAGGAAGATCGGCTGACAGGATTCTCGGAAGGGCGCTACAAGATCCTAGTAACAAAGCCATCAATCGCAGGGTTCGGAATGAACTGGCAGCATTGCGCCAGAATGATCTTTGTTGGACTGTCTGATTCGTTTGAACAGTACTACCAGGCAGTCAGGCGATGCTGGAGATTCGGGCAGACTAGGAGAGTCGTCGTTCATGTCATCACGGGATCACGCGAAGATATGATCGTCGAAAACATCAAACGTAAAGAGTCGGAGTTCAAATCAATGCAGGAAAACATGATCTCACAAACACACGAGCTTTGCCGTGCTAACATCGAACACGCCGTTCAATCTCGAGTCGATTACAAAGAGAAAAGTGAATCAGGTAAATCATGGGTGATGCGCTTGGGAGATTGTTGCGAGCTAATAAAAGATGTCGATTCAGAATCAATCGACTTTAGCATCTTCTCTCCTCCATTCGCTTCGCTTTATACCTACTCATCGAGCGAACGTGACATGGGAAATTGCGTCACGCATCAGCAATTTTACGATCACATGAAGTTCCTCGCGGCTGACTTGTTCAGGGTTACAAAGCCAGGACGCAACCTTTCATTCCATTGCATGAATCTTCCAACGTCCAAGTGCCGCGATGGCTTCATCGGAATTACCGACTTCCGCGGCGATCTTATCAGAATATTTCAAGCCGCTGGATTCATTTACCACAGCGAAGTAACCATTTGGAAAGATCCAGTTACCGCCATGCAGCGCACCAAGGCGCTCGGACTTCTACACAAGCAACTCAAAAAGGACGCCTGTATGTCGCGCCAAGGAATACCAGATTACCTAGTAACGATGAGGAAGCCGGGAAATAATCCCAATCCTGTCGTGAACACAAATGAATCGTTCCCGGTTCAGGAGTGGCAGGAATACGCTTCGCCTGTTTGGATGGATATCAAACCATCCAAGACGCTTCAACATCGCTCGGCGAGAGCTGACGAGGACGAGCGCCACATCTGCCCACTTCAACTAGAAGTAATCGAGCGGGCGTTGCGCCTCTGGTCAAACAAAGGTGATATCGTGCTTTCGCCATTCGGAGGCATCGGGTCAGAAGGGGTTGTTTCTCTGCAAATGGAGCGCAGGTTTCTTGGTATGGAACTTAAAGAATCCTATTGGAAACAAGCCGTAGATAACCTTTCATTCGAGGAAGCAGAACTATCTAAAAAGAGGCTGTTTTGATTTAGGGTATGTCTCGGCCTATGAATTCATTTTTAAAACAATTTTTATTGTCTGAAAAAATGAAATACCTGGAGAGAACATAGGCCGAGTAAAATCTACACGACCGCGCCGCGAGGTCACTATCGCGGCATCTTCTTTTTTTCCACAAAACAAAATGGTAAACTAAATTAGTGTCCCCGGTGGGGATGCACCGCACCACTCAGGGAGGAGGAGCGATAATGCCCGATTTGGGAAGACCAACCAATTACAAACCAGAATACTGCCAAGCCATCGTCGAATTCATGTCCCAAGGATTCAGCGCGACGGCTTTTGCCGCTTCAATCGGCCAATCTAAAAGCGTAATTCAAACGTGGGCCAATGCTCATATTGATTTTATGGAAGCTAAAAAGAGAGCCGAAACAGCCTGTGAGGCGTGGTGGGAAGACCTCGGCAAACGCGGATCAGAGGGGCGCGTTAGAGGATTCAACGTCGGATCGTGGATCTTCACAATGAAGAACCGCTTCGGTTGGAAGGATAATCTCGCCATTAGTTCCGATCAGGACATCGCTATTCTTACGGCATACGATCACCGCAAACCGCTGGCAGAAGATGCTCCAGCAAAGCAGTAGCACGCCTTCTTTCGCCGAGTTCTTTCCGCACGTCCCATACCAGGCCCGCGTATTGGACGATGCCTGGTGGAAGTTCGACTACGGCCTCGGCGTCCACGAGATCCTCCTTTCCGGCAGCGTCGGAAGCGCCAAGTCGCTGCTGATGGCTCACATGGCCGTCCGTCATTGCATCGAAAACCACGGCGCCAAAGTGCTTCTCGGTCGAAAGGCTCTCCCAGATCTAAAAGAAACGATCTACCGGAAGATCATCGAACATCTCGAGGGATGTTTCATCGAGGGCGTCCACTACAGCACAAACAGCACCCAGGCTGGCATCAAGTTCAGGAACGGCTCTGAGATCATCAGCCGGTCATGGGCAGACAAAGCCTATAAGAAAATGCGCTCCCTAGAACTTTCGATGGCCGTCATCGAGGAATTGACAGAGAACAACGACGCCGATGCCGCCGCCTACAACGAAATCAAGATGAGGGTTGGGCGCCTTCCGCACATCAAACAGAACTTGATCATATCGGCTACAAACCCGGACGCACCGCACCATTGGGCGTACAAACATTTCCAGCTAGGGCGGAAGGACAAAGATCGGGCAAAGACCAAGCACGTCTACTATTCTGTTACGACAGACAACCCATTCCTGCCCGCGCAATACGTCGAGCAACTCCAGCGCGACCTTGATCCGCAGATGGCTCGCCGCATGATCTTTGGGGAATGGATAGAGATCGAATCGGAAGTCATCTATTATTCCTACGACAAAGAGAAGAATAGGCGCGACGGCTACCAGATACGCAAAGACTTGCCGATTCTTCTTTCCTGGGACTTCAACATCGGCGACGGGAAACCGTTGAGCCTCGTGGCCGCGCAGTATGACAGGGCCGCCGATACCTTCCACATCTTCAACGAGGTGGTCATCGACGGCATGAGAACCGAGGAATCATGCGAGGAAGCGGCAGGGAAGGGGTTACTAGACCACGGCAATCACATCATCGTCCACGGTGACGCCAGCGGAAAACACCGCGACACGCGCAACATCAAATCAGATTACGAGATCATCCGTACATTCCTGGCCAACTACCGGACGCCGGATGGGAAACAGCCTAGTTTTGAAATTCAGGTGCCGCTTGCTAATCCTCCAATCCGAAAGCGGCACAACCTAGTAAACGCCTACTGCCTCAACGAATCTGGGCAGCGTAGGTTGTTTGTCTACAAGGACGCGCCAACCTGCGACGAGGGCTTGCGATTGACGGCGCTAAAGAAAGGCGGGCAATATATTGAAGACGACTCCAAACGATACCAGCACATAACGACCGCGCTCGGATACCTAGTCGTTGAAACAATCAAGCGGGCCACCATGCCGTCGCAAGGCACCAGGAGATTATAACCATGATCGACGTAAACAAATTGAGCGCCATCGTCCGTAATGCAAGCCCGACCTTGACGCACAACAAGGCGCTATTTTCGATCTTCGAGGGACAGCTAAAGGAGTTTCTGCTTCAGGAACTCAAGGCGTCGATGTCCGCCAACTCCTATGAGCAAATCAAGACGCGGCTGGCTCCGATCAACGTCCTGAAGCGCATCGTCGATAAATTGTCGCGCATCTACAACGAGCCGCCAGTAAGGCGCGTCATCGGCGGGAACGACAAGGATGCGGCGCTGCTCGACTGGTTCGTTGCCATCATGCGAGCAAACCGCCGCATGGCGTCTGGAAATGAGTTTTTCAACCTCTTCAAGAATGCCTTGATTCAGCCAGCAATCAATACCAATACAGGAAAGCCCGTTCTTCGGGCCATCCCTTCCGACCGCTTCATCGTCTGGTCGGACGATCAAATTGAGCCGACAAATCCGACTGGCGTGATTACTCTCGAAGGCAAGGCGCGGGACACAAAATCTCACGGCACCGCTCAGGTTTATGCGGCCTATACGGCAGATGAATGGCTCATGTTCGACTCCAACGGAGACGAGCGCCGCGACCTAATGGGAGAATCCGCCGATGGCGTCAACCCGTTTGGCGTCCTGCCGTTCGTCTATATCAACCGCTCCGACAATCTCGTTATGCCGCTTCCTGACTCCGATACGCTGACGATGACCAAGGTGATCCCCATCATCTTGAGCGACCTAAACTATGCGGCCATGTATCAATGTTTCTCGATTATCTACGGCGTGGATGTGGACGACAGCAACATCACGATGGCGCCCAACTCATTCTGGACGTTCCGCAGCCTCGGCGACGGCGAGCGCAAGCCTGAAATCGGCGTCGTTAAACCGCAAGTAGACATCGACAAGGTTCTCGGGCTGATCCAATCGCAGCTTGCCTTTTGGCTCCAGACGCGAGGGATCAGGCCAGGTGCGGTGGGACAACTGACACAAGACAACGCCGCAAGCGGCATCTCTAAAATCGTCGATGAGATGGATACAACCGACGACCGGAAAAAGCAGGTCAACCATTTCGCCGACGCCGAAAAGCAGTTATGGGATTTGATCCTAAAGACCATGCACCCGGTTTGGGCGCAGCGCGGCCTCGTAGAACAACGCTATCTGTTTACTCCAACGGCGATGGTCGAAGTCATCTTCCCTGAACAGATCCCTCTAGTCGATAGATCGACGATGGTGACGACGCTCCGAGATGAGGTTGCCGCAGGATTTACCACGCGGCGACGCGCCATCGCCAAACTCAACCCGTCGCTCGACGACAACGGAGTCGATGAGCTGATGCAAGAAATCGAAAAAGAGGTGTCCCACGGTTGGCTAGACCGGCGGGCGGGACAAGGAGAAAATGAGGCGGGAATGGAAGAAGATATCGAAGACGACAAAGAATAGCGTGTGACGCATGGCAGAGCAACAGAAATTTACGGTCGATCTCCCTGAAGGCATCAGCAGGGAGGAACGCCTAATCATCGCTGACCTGATCATCGAACATATCGTTGACCGGACGCAAAAGGGCCGCGACAAGTTCGGGAAAAAATTCCCGCCATACTCGAAAGGCTATATCAAGAGCCTCGATTTTGAGATCGCCGGGAAGTCGAAAAACAAGGTCGATTTGCAGTTGTCGGGAGATATGCTGGCGGCGATCTCACTATTGAAAGACCGAAGGGATCGCTTGGAGATCGGATTCAAGAAGTCAGATCCAGACGAGAACGCCAGGGCCGAAGGCAACATTCTCGGATCGTATGGCGGCGAACCGAATGAAAAGCGCGCTCGGGACTTCCTCGGGATCTCAGAGGTTGAGCTGCGAAAGATCATCCAAGAGGTCGTAGGAGATGGCTAAACCAATCCGAGAACAGATACGCAAATGGGCCACGCGGCTGAAAATCAATTTGGAAAAATCTGTCTCAGCGGCACAAATGGAAAAGCTCGGTAACTTCGCTAAGGATCAGATCGTCAAGCGCACCAGGCTCGGCGGCATGGTGTCAAAAATGGGCGCCACAAAGGAGAAGTTCCCTCCGTTTGTTCCGGCCTACCTTGCAGCGCGAAAGCGCGACAAGCGACATCTCCATTGGACGGCGAGGCCGTCAAGGCGAAGTAATACGTTTACCGGCCAGATGCTCGAGGGAATGCAGGTCATAAAAGCCATTGCCAAGACCGTATGGATTGGTAGTCTTGGAAGAAGATTTGACGGGAAGGACAACGCAGACATTGCGCGGTGGGTTTCAAAGGGAGCCTACAAGGGCGGCAAACCGCGCCCCTTCAACTGGTTGTCCGACAAAGAGATTGCCCAGGTTTTCCGCTTTTGGCGAAAGACGTTCGGCGACCTGAAAGGCCGCTTTCGTTGACAAACCATTAATCTGGAGCGCATAATGACAGGTAACACGTCCCAAGGTGGCGCCGGTGGCGCCGCGAATCATTCCGGTGGAACTGATTCGACCACGAACTCGAACTCGTCTGAGAACGGCGGCGGCGATAGTGGCGGTCAAGTTTCCTACGAAACACACCGTAAACTTCTTGCCGAGAAAAAGCGCCGCGATGAGGAACTGGCATTGGCCAGGGAGATGATCGCCAAGCATGAACGCGAGGCGAAAGAGCGCGAGGAAAGCGAACTTCGGCAAAAAGAGGACTACAAAAAACTCCTCGAATTGCGCGAAAAAGAACTTACCGACGCTCGAGCCGAAGCCGAAGCGCATAGGCGCCGGATGGCAGAGGCGCAAAAGATTGACGCCTTTTTGAAGGCCGTCAATGGCACCGTGCCGGATCGTTATTGGAACCTGATCGACACCGACCAGATCGTGATCGACCCGACGACTGGGAAAGTCGATCAGATTAGTGTGACGAAGGCGGCAGAGGCGTTTAGGGCGAACTTCCCCGAGGTCGTCATGACCAAGGGCGGATCGCTTGGAATGCCGCAAGGGGCGCCGCGAGGCGGTAGCGGATCAATTTCCTACGAGGAATGGTTGCAGCTTCCGGTCGCGGAAATGAAAAAGCGCATGAAGGATGTGCGCTCTACTGACCAGCGATAACCGGAGTGGTTCCGGTTGAGCTACTTCATCCAAGGAGGGATGACCGATGACCACTAGCATGCTCGCAGATGTCACCAATCAAGTTCAGAAATACTGGGCGCCCGTCTTCTACAAAGAACTCCGCTCTAAACTCATGCTCGGCTCGCTCGTTAGCCGGGATTATGAGGGCGAGATCAAGAGGGGCGGCGATACCGTTTATATCTCGCAACTGAATGCACCGTCTGGCCAGCTTCTCACCGTTGGAACGGACGCCGATTCGTTCTCCCCGGAAGCGATCTCGACGACCCGCTATTCTGTCACCGCTAACCGACGTGCGGTTGCCAGCTTCGAATTTGAAGATTTGATCAGTCTGCAAAGCCAGCTGGATATGGAAGGCTCTGCCGTCCGCGAAAGTCTGTTGTATGCCATGAACGCCCAGATCAATACCTACCTCGCGTCGTTGATCTCGCCCTCCACGTCGGCGCCGGATCATACCGTGGCGTCCGTGACCGACTTCAACGCCTCGCAGGTCGCCAACCTCCGCAAACTCGCGGCGACGGCGAAGTGGGACAAGACCAAGCCGTGGATCATCTTGGCCGACCCGTCCTATTATAGCGATCTTCTGAACGCCGCCACGCTGGCCTCGACCGAGTACGGCGCGACCGACGTTCCGACCATCGGCGGCAACATCGCGCTCCAGCGTTTCGGATTCAATATTTATGAGGACGACTCGAAATCTACCGACACCGCCGTTGCCTTCCACCCGGACTTCATGGCGATGGTCATGCAGCGCGACGTGCAGGTCAAGATCAGCGACCTCCACAGCCAGAACACGTTTGGCTATGTGATTTCGGTGGACGTGATCTTTGGCGCCACCCAGATCGACAGCAAGCGCGTTATCACGGTTGCGAACTAATCTCCAACGAGGGAGTTAAGATGGCCGAGGGCATTTCGTTTGAGTCGTTCAATTTGTACGACAGGCTTACGCCGATCGTCGGTAGAGATCCCGACGAACTCGTCGAATTGCTCTCGCAAATCAAAACGCCCATCAAGATCGTTGCGATTACTAGCTACGGAATCAAACAAGTCGCCTACGTCATGGGTGACGTGCGGCGGCAGAAAAAAATCAAAAGGGAGATGACCAATGGCTAACGCGGCTGCGTATAAACTCGTCGGCAAATGCTTCTCGAATGAGAAGAAATTCGCCAAGTTCACCTACAACTTTGCCAACGACGGCGGCGGCACCGGCACCATCGTCCTCGGCAAGTTCGACGACAAAGTTCTGATCACGGGCGGTTGGGTTCACGTCGAAACCGCTTGCACGTCTGGCGGATCGGCTACCGTGAAAATCGGTATCAATACGACTGATGACGATTGTTTCCTCGATGTGACTTCTGGCGCCGTCGCCAACCTGACCGACGACGCGACGTTCCAGGAAACTGCTGGACAGGCTATTGTGTGTCCCGCCGATGGCGTGCTTGATCTCGTTATTGGTACGGCAGCCCTCACGGCTGGCAAAATCAACCTGATCGTCGAGTACATGAATATCGCCTGAGTTCGATAAACGGTCGTAGTCTAGGGACGGACTTCGATTGTTTGGCCTAGCCGGTTCAGCGATGGATCGGCTAGGCTCGCTCCAAAGTGGGGGCCAAAAATGACGCTCGCAAGCCATATCAGCGACCGAGAGTTTGATAAATTCGAGGAACTGAACGGCGAAACGGTCGTCCGGGTCATTCAAAAACTGGCAAACGGCGCCAGAGTCGTCGGGCAATCCACCGGCGGCAGAATCACAGAAGTAACACTAAACGACACGACCTGGACACCTTTGCCGGCAACGGCACTAGATCCGCGGAATGCCGTTGGTATTCAAAACACGTCGGCCATCAACGTCAAAACGAATTGGGACAACACCGTTGTCGGATTCGTCGGCATGTTGGTACGCCCGAACAACGAGCGGTATTACGAGATCGCGGAAACAATCGTCGTTTACGGTAAATGTGAAACCGGAAGCATCACCGTAAACGTGGAGGAACTAGGCTAATGCCCGCTATTAGTTCAAGTACGCTCGGCGCTCTCGGCACATCATCCGTCGCGCTTGACGACCTCACCGACGTTACGCTAACGCCTCTTACGAACGGGCAGGTGCTTGCATATAACGCGACGGCGCTTGCTTGGACAAATACGACACTAGACACCATCAGCGTCGTTGATACGGCCAGCATTGACCTAACCTATTCCAGCGGCCAGATTTCAGCAGCGGTGATTCCTGGTGGAGTTGACCATGATTCGCTCTCTGGGTTCGTTGCCAACGAACATATCGACTGGACGAATACGACATCTAACCTAGTGACGACAGGCGACGGCACCTTCGGCCACGTCAATGTAGATTATGTCGATTTCACGACGGGGCTTTCGGCTCCAGCGCAACAGGCGGGCCGGATATATTGGGAAGAAACCGAAGGAACACTTTCCGTCTACACCGACAAGACCGGCGTGACGCTGCAGCTTGGTCATGAGCAGTACGTTCGCTGTGTCAACAAGACTGGCGTGACCATCACTAACGGCCAGGTCGTCTATATCTCAGGAGCGCAGGGAAACAGGCCAACAGCCGCTCTCGCCGACGCCGACAACACGACGGCCGACAAAACCATCGGCGTTGCGACCCATGACATTCCAGACAACGAAGAAGGATATATCACAGTCGCAGGTGTGGTGAACGGCATCGACACTAGCGGCTATACTGCTGGAGATGCGCTTTATGTCTCCAGTACGGCAGGAGCGCTTACTAACGTAGCGCCGGTGCATCCAAAGCACGACGTGCTTGTCGGCTATGCACTCAACGCCACCAACAACGGTAAAATTCTCGTGACAGTAAAAAACGCTGGAGACCTCGGATCACTCCACGACGTTCTAATCGACTCCCTATCGGACGGCCACGTTCTCCAATATGAGGCGTCCACGACTCTTTGGAAAAACAAAGCTCTTAGCACAGATCACGGATCGCTTGTCGGGTTGTCCGACGACGACCATACGCAATATCTTCTTCTTGATGGAAGGACGGGCGGGCAAACCGTCTACGGCGGAACGGCGGCAGGAAATGACCTCACCATTTGTTCGACCTCAAACGCAACAAAAGGCAAAGTAATCATCTGTAGCCAAGCGGCATTTGATGGCGTGTTGGGATCGCTCACGCTTGGCGATACAGCCGATTGGGGATACGGCGCCAGGCTAAACGTCAAAGGCACAGGGACAAGTAATTTCCGAGGATTGGCGTTTGCCAACGTCAATACTGACAACACCAATAAAGGCGCGGCTGTTCTCATCGGCCCTCGAAAGACAATCGCAAACGCGCCGTTTGTTGTTCTGGGAAATTGGGATCAAGGCACCGCCAGAACGATCTACATCGGAGGCGGGCAATGGTCGATGCCAGACGCAAACACGATAAACTTCTATGCGGCATCCGCCTACGACGAGAACAACGGTGTCTCTGGCAACCTGCGAATGCAGCTTGTCGGAAGCACCAACACGTTCTCGCTGCTCAATAGCTGCAACTTCGCTGTCAACACCAACACGCTCTACGTTGACGCAACCAATTCACGCGTCGGCATTAACAACGCTAGCCCCGGAATTTGGCTCGACTTGTCGGGCCAGTCTTCGACGCTAGGATCGGCTCGCTACTCAGCAGTCTTCTCCGACTCGACGGCAACAATCGCGGCAGGTATCGGCGGTGGTCTGCTTCTTTCCGGTCGCGCCGTGACAGGAAGCTCTACAAGCTACGGTTTCGGATGCGTTGCCGGGTTGAAGGAAAACGCCACGAGCGGGAACACGGCATCGTATATGGCGTTTTTTACGCGAATTAGCGGCGGGTCTCTTGCTGAGAGAGCGAGGATTACGAGCGCGGGAAATTTCGTTCTGCAAAAAACATCGGGAATCGGAATCCAAATTGACCCATCATCGCCTAGTTTCGGCTGGAAGGATTTGACATCCGACATTGTAGTGAGGGGAACGGCTGGCGCTACTACTCCGACATTCTCGTCTTATAGAAACGGCATCTACCAATATCAGTTCACGGTCAACGACGAGGTATGGTCGGTATTCCATCTTCCTCATGATTATTGCCAAGCATCAGATATATATATCCACGTTCATTGGTCGCACGCTTCCGCATCTGTGACATCAGGCGATGTGACCTGGGGATTTGAAGTCACATATGCAAAAGGCCACGACCAGGCGGCATTCCCGGCTACCATCACAACATCAGTCGCCCAAACGGCTTCGACCACCCAATATCGCCACATGATTGCCGAAGTAAAATTGTCTGATGGTCTTCCTAATGCGTCACAACTAAACAGCGGTGTACTCGAAGTGGATGGGTTGATTTTGGTTAGAACGTTTCTATCTGCAAACACCATGAACGGTACGCCGGAACCTTTCCTTCATTTCGTTGACATCCACTACCAGTCAACGCAGCTTGCGACAAAGAACAAGGCGCCAGATTTCTACACATGAGGTAATACGATGGCAAAGATCACTTTTTTGATAGAGCAAAACAACGAAACGGTAGATTGCGCCGTGGCAGAGATGAGCGACGAGGCGCTTGCCTGGTCGATTGATGCCGTTTGTGACGCCTACTCATGGAGCGAAGAAACGGGAGTGACGCGCCCGAGGTTCTTTTCCTGGATGATCCGCAAATGGGTGGAGTCGCAGGTCGAGCGGTACGCAATGAAAAAGGCCAGCGAAGAGGCGTTGGCCATCGTCGAGCAGATTAAAAACACAGTCGTCGTGCCATAGGGGGGAAAATGTTCACAGGGCAAAGAATCATCTTCGATTCGTCTGGGACGGAAAAAGACCTCTCGACGGCATTGAACGACTTCCGTGCTGGCGTAAGCGTAGTTCCATATCTTACTGCGACCGATTACATTTATATCGGATCGACGCTTCCGTTCAACCATCGCTATTTCGATGTCACAACGGCGAACGACACCACCTCGGCGATCAAAGTCGAAATTTGGTTTGCGAACGCATGGCACGAGGCGCTCGATGTGATCGACGGAACAGAATCAACGTCAGGCAAATCGTTGTCTGGTTCCGGTATTGTGTCGTGGTCGCCAAATCGTTTGAAGGGATGGGACATCGAGCAAGATTCGAACGACGTTAGCGGAATATCAAAGGCTGGCATTTATGACATGTATTGGATCAGACTTTCATGGTCGGCCAATCTCAAGTCTACAACGGCGTTTGGATTCATCGGGCACAAGTTTTCAAAAGACGACGACCTTGTGGCCTATTATCCAGACATGGCCAGCTCGTCATTGCTCACGTCGTTTGAAACTGGAAAGACGACGTGGGACGAGCAGCATTATGCAGCGGCGGAAATCATCGTGCGCGATCTCCAGGCAAGACAAGCGATTGCCAACGCCAATCAGATCCTCCAATGGCAAGACTATATTGAGGCGTCATGCCACAAGGTCGCTGAGATGGTCTACATTGGCTTGGGGCGGGCATTCGATGAAAATAGGAAGATCGCCCGCGAGCAATACGATGCAGCCATGAATCGAAAGCATAACGGCCTGGATCTCGACGGCGACGGACAGCTTTCGACTGCCGAAAAATTCATTCAGACGACGGGGTGGATGCGTAGATGACAAGCGCGATTTCCAACGTCTATGGGGCATTGGAGACTTTCGTTAGCGGGCAGTTGACCGCTTATCGGAGGATTCCAAACGGCTACGCCATCGAAGACAATTCGGAGTTGATTCTAACAAAGGGATGGGCGCTGACCGTTGGCCCTGGGCAGAATTCGAACCGATTTGCCGGATGCAAGCATAGCACGGCGCGGCAGTTTATCATTACCCTAACCAATCAGGCATCGGCGGCAGAGCATAATCTCACGGGGCGGAAGTCTGAAGAGTTGTCAATCCTAGAGGATGCCTATAAACTGAGGAAAGCAATCGAATCCGATCCCGACCTTGCGACAACCGTGGCGATAGCCACATGGGCCGACGACTCTGGGATCGAGTATTTAGAGGGTGATCGTTACCGCTTCTACCGCATCAGCTTGACGTTTAACGTCGAGTACATTGAGAACAACTAAGGAGAACCGCAATGGCATACATCAACACGAGGGCGAGTGTTCTGGCAATCGTGCCGGAAACGACTGAAGGCACACCCAAGATGCCCAGCGCGGCGACCGAATATACCGCGCTCCAGGACGACTTTACGATGGAACCGGCAAAGGATGTCCTTGAGAATGCCGAACTCAAGAACTCCATCGGCATGAGCAAATCCATCATCGGCATGGAAAACCCCACGGCCAGCCTCTCCCATTACCTGCGCCATAGCGGCACCGAAGGCCAAGCGCCGGATTACAATGACCTCCTGAAGGCGGCATTCGGCACCGAGGACGTGGAATCGACAGAATATAATACGGTGTCGTCCTCCACCGTTTCGCTGGTCAAGGTCGATACGGGCGAAGGCGCGACCTTCCGGCGCGGTCAGGCGCTGCTGGTGCAGCACGCGACCAACGATTGGGAAATCAGGCCGGTTCATTCGATCAGTTCTGACGACCTGACTCTCGGCTTCAACCTGTCCAACGCTCCCGCCTCTGGCGTGGATCTTGGCAAGGCCGTCACCTACGTCCCGGCAGATAGCGGGCATCAGACGCTCACGATTGCTCATTATCTCGGCAACGGCGGCGCCATCCAGATGATGACCGGATCGCGGGTTACGGAACTGGGAATCGAGTTCCCGGCTGGCGAACTGATCAACTGCTCGTTCAGCCTCGAGGGAACCGGCTACTATTTCAACCCCATCGAGATCGCGTCGGCTGATCGCTACCTCGATTTCACGTCCGACAATGGGACGTTTGCGGCTGTAGTCTCTGCCAAGGTCTACAAAGACCCGCATCAGCTTGCCGACGCCATCGCCACCGCGATGATGGCCGCCGACAGCGCCGAAACATATACCTGCGTTTACAGCGATTCTACTGGCAAGTTCACCATCGCCACGTCAACAAGCTCGGTTCTGACGCTCAATTGGAACACCGGAACGAACACGGCAAACACTATCGGTGACAAAATCGGATTCGCGGTTGCCGCCGACGACTCTTCCGCCACTAGCTACACGAGCGATAACGCCGTTTCCTTCGCGTCGCCCTATACCCCGACGCTCGATAGCGCCGATCCTCTGGCAGCAAAAGATAACCGCGTCATGATTGGCGACCAGGACGACTCGACGTGCTTTGCAGCGTCTAATGTGTCGTTCACGCTCTCGACGCCGAAGACGGACATCCTTTCCACCTGCGCTGAAACCGGGAAATCCGGCTCGGTCATCCAGTCTCGTGAGGTCACGGTGTCGATCACGGCCCTCCTGGCGCAGTATGACGCCGACAAGTTCCGCCGCTTCCGCGAAAACACCGATACCAGGTTTGCCTACGTCTTCGGAACGAAGACCGGATCGAACTGGACGCCCGGAAAATGCGGTTGTCTCTATATCCCGAACGCGACGATTAGCAGCCTTTCAGCTACCGACGCCGATGGCCTGGTTGCCGTGGAAATGGAACTCAAAGCCTACGTCGAAACCGCTGGTGTTGGCGAAGTTTTCCTCTCGTTCGTTTGATGTTTTATGAGTTGCCGGTGACGGGACAACACCGCACCGGCCAGTCCCAACTCTTTGGAGATCGAAACCGATGGCGTCTAAGATCAAATTTGTTCCGAAGTGTCTTCCGAAACTTGGCTTGTCCGGTCATCTCATCATCAGAAAACCAACCTTCGATGAAAAATATTTGTATCTCGCGGAGAGCGGATTGCAGCTTGACGACAGCGGCCAGCCGCAAGAAGTCAAAGGCGCGAAAGAACGTATCGAGTTTATTCGGCGCGTCGTCGCGCTTTCCAAGGAGCATTACGTCGAGGTTGATTTGACGGTGGATGCGACGGGCGAAAAGCTCGCATCGTTCGACGACATTGAGTTCAACGGCGACTGCGACGAACTGTTGATCGAAGTAGGGATGCAGGTGATGGGCGGCTTCAAAGTGGGAAACGCATAAAGGCCGCGATCCGCCAGCAAGTGCGGGCAGCGATCAGAGGCCATCACTTGCAGACGGAAGCGGCGCCGGTCGTAGCGGAATATCTTGACCGGATGAAGTTGACCAAGCTCGGCTATCGGTTCGATTCTGGTTTGTTAGATTGCGATAAGGCCGAGGCGTTTGTAATCGTCGCCGATGAGATCGACAAGGCAAAGGCTGACGAGCAAGAACGCCTAGCAAAGAAGCGCAGGAGATGAACACATGGCCGACGATGCCCTTCTTAAAATAGAAGCCGATGTAAGCCAAGCGATCAAAGAAACAAGCCGCTTTGCAGATGAAAGCAGCAAGAGTCTTTCAAAGATTGAGAAGGCATTCGGCGGCCTTGGCAAAGTCGCCCTCGCAGCCGTTGCTGCTTTTTCGGTAAAAAAGATCGGTGAATTTTTCGGAGCGGCGATAGAGGCGGCAGCAGAGGCCGAGGTTGCAGTAAATGATCTCAACACGGCCTTGCAGTTAACCGGAATTTACTCCGAAGACACCAGCAAAGGGTTGCAGGATTTAGCGTCATCATTGCAGGATACGACAATCTATAGCGATGATGCCATCACGTCCGCGACGGCGCTACTCCAGAACATTGCACGGCTTGACTCGCAGGGGTTGCAGCGGGCGGTAATCGGCGCAACAAACCTTGCCGCTGCGCTTAATATCGACCTCAATACAGCGTTTTCGATGGTCGGGAAGGCTCTCGCAGGAAATACGGGCGCTCTTTCGCGGTATGGCGTGGCCGTTTCAAAAGGCGCTACTGAATCGCAAACCTTTGCGAACGTAATGCAAGCCCTGGAGAAGTTCCAAGGCGCGGCTGAAGCAAAAACAAAGACTTTCGCCGGTGCAATGGAGCAATTGAAAAACGTCTATGGCGATGTTTTCGAGGAACTTGGCAAGGTCATCATCGAAAACAGAACATTTATCGAGGTCATCAACGGATCAGCGCAAGCCATCTCAGACGTAATCAAGTTTCTAAAAACGATGATCGAGGCGTTTTCAAAACTCGATCCGATATTGATCGGCCTTACTGGAACGATCATAGCGGCGTCAGTAGCACTAAACACACTAACGGCTGCATCCTTCAGCGCAATGCTTGCAAACGTTTGGGCGATGGCTACGGCCTTTGGCGCGGCGGCGATCTCAGTCGGCGCCCTGGCGGCCCAGATCGGAGCCGTAGCGGCTGGTTTTGCCGTAACGGCATGGTCGGTCGAACTCGTCATCAGGAACGTCGGAAATCTGAAAGAGTTGTTCACGGCGATGATTTCATATGTCGCCGGTGGGCTTGGCATCATAGCTGAGTCGCTGGCGAGACTCGCCGGGATGGAATCGTTTGCCAATAACATCGCTGCAAAGATCGACAATCTGGCGGCGACGGCGGCAGAGGCGGGAGAGGTAATCGACACCGGATTCGGCGGGAAGGCGCTAGATTCGATCAAGGATTTTTTCGGCACGTTCTCCAAGGGAACGAAAGCCAACGCAGACGCATCGACCTCGGCGCAAAAGTCCTACGCGGATTTGCAAAACGCAGCTAAGGCGTCGGCAAAGGGACAACAAGAGGCGGCACGACGCATCCTTTACCCGCTAGAGGATTTGGTCAAAGCAGAACAGGCCGTAAGAAAAGAAATCAACGAGCGCGGAAAGAGCGCCGAAGACCTCATCCAGATCGAACTCGACAGGGCGCGAGAGATGGCGGCGCTGACAGAGTTTGAACTTGCCGCACAAGGAAAGCTCGACGCCCAGGCGCAAAAGCTCATTGACAGCTATCTGGCCGCAGCCGAGGCGAAAGCCGCCTTTGCGATGGTTGATATTAACGCCGGGAAAGAAGAAGCAGAGCGGGAAGCCCTGAAGCAGGAGCGGGATAAGAAGCTAGAAGAACAGCAATATCAAATCCAGCTCGCGGTCGATACGTTCCAAAACATCACAT